TGATAAAGATCAAAATGACTTAATGTTCCACCTGTCCATTTAATATTAGAGCATTTAGAAATAATATGATTTATTTTATCATCGATATCAATAGGATCGTTTTCGTCTATAGTTGAAAAATGTCTAATTTCTCCTACCTCTGCAGATCGAATGGAAAGTTCCATGCCTTCTGGATACCCAAAACCTTCGGATGGAAGATTTACGATAGGCAATTTTTTCCACGGGGAATTCATCCCAGAGATATCAAGCATTTCTTCAACGAAGGATGCTTTTCCTAGTGATTTTGGAGCTTCTTCCTGAATAGGCGGTGCATCATAATCTAATCCGCTTTCCATTTCTCTTTTAGCGAGCTGGTCTAATGCCTGTTGATCTAAATTTTGATCCATAAATCTTTTTTATTTTATCTATCCTCTCTTTTAGTAGGGAAGATAAAATAAGATTCAAAAATACTACTTAGATTTATTTAAGTATCTCGTAAGTAAGATATAGGACAACCAAAAACAGCCGGAAATGGAGTAAAAGACTGCATCTGCAACCCAGTATGAACCACTCAGATCCATGATTAGCTTGAACAGGGCGTCGTACCCAAATGGGAGAAAGAACATTGCTAACATTAGCGAGGTATCTTTGTATAACACCAGTCTGTCTTCTTTGTTTTTTAGTTTTTTCAGTTTGTTCGTCACCGTCGTCCATATTAGGGTTTGGTTTCCTTTTAAAAGAAATCCCCTTCATATGTCAATGGAAGAGCTGTAAGGTTATCAGTAGGGAAACAATTTAAGAATTTCATTCTTCTGAAAACGTCGCCTTGCTTATTAAAAATACTAACTAGAATATAAGTTCCTCCAGCATATGTAGATTTAAGTCCCATAGCACCAGTTAATGGGTTATAAACTAAATCTGCCCATTGTCTAAGTGTTTTGTGTACATAGTTAGAATTATTATCATCTAAATTAGTCTGGAAAGTAATGCTTAGTTTAGCACCAGTGTCATCAACTGCACCACCTGCATATCTTCTGTTTGCGAATTTATATGTTTGTGTTACTGGTGTAGGAGTTTTATCTACTTCTAAACCTGTTATCTGAGTGATGTTTTCCACTAAAAGGGTTCTACCAGCATTTCCGATGGGGTTAGAAACTCCCACTGGAGGTTGTATGATAACCTCAAATTGGTTTAAATAAACTGGTTCGTATAAGCTTACTGCTGCTTTAGAACTTGTAAAATGTGGTAATCCTGCCATTTCTTTAATTTTTTATAGGAATACATCGTCAAAATAATCAACTGCCCATTGAACTCTTAAAGAGTAAATCTCAGTTCCTGTATATCTAAGATCCATTGCGTTTATTGGTGACATAATAAAGCAATCTCTACAAGTAATTCTTCTGAAAACGTCTCCTGCTTTATTGAAAACACTAATAACTATCGTTCCTGTATAATCCTTCTTTAATCCTAGTGCCCCAGTTAAAGGGTTATAGATTAGATCAGCCCATTGTCTCATGGTTTTGTAAACATACATGGAATTGTTGTCATCCAAGTTTACCTCGAAATTAATGCCCAAATCAAAACCTGTTCTTTGTGGTCTTGATCCTGCATAATATCTCTTAGCATTCTTATACATTTGAGCTGTTTCTCCTGCCGCTATATCTACTCCAAGACCTTCAATGCTTTTTACATGCTCAAGAAGGATATTTCCGTTGTTTGGATTTCCCTGAGGGACCGAAATAGCTGTAGGGGTGGTAATTAAAACTTCAAACTGGTTAGTATAAACCGGTTCAAATTTATTAACCGCCGCTTTAGCTGATGTATAATGTGGTAATCCTGCCATTTTTTATTTTATATATTTAGCTTTTTCGTTTTTAATCAAATTAGCTAAACTGTATGAATCCTCCTGAAGCAATACCGCCTGTTCTAGCAACTGTTACTCTGTTGATGAACTTATGGATACCTCTTGCTGGTTCGATGATGATATCGATAATACCGATATTTTGGTCGATAATAGCAGGAGTATTGTTTGAAGAATCCATGATTGTTAAGAAGTTGTAGATACCTCCTACGTTCTTAACACCAGATAGGTAATTATCTACGATCGTTTTAATTTCAAGTCTTACTGAATCTTCGTTGAAATCGAAAACGTAGTTTGCTAAGATATCCTCAACGCTTTCTTCAAGAGTAATAAGAAGATCTCTAACGTGCAAGTTATTAAATGCAGAGTTAGTTCTTTGATATCCTGTTTGGTTACCGAAGATTACCAATCCTATATTTCTCTTTCTAATAATCGGGTTAATTCCGAAAGGCTCTAAGTAATCTCTATCTTCTTGAGAGAAATCATACTCTAAACCTACTAGATTTGAACCTGATAATACCCCTCTTTTTTGTCCAGCCACGATTGAATAAGGTTCGCCTGTAACAAATTTTCTAATAAAGTTGTTACTTACATGTGCTGCTGGAGGAATATTGAAATTCTTTCCGTTTTCTCTAATTGTTAAGAAAGGTCCGAATACACCGCAGAATTTAGCTCCATTATCTTCGTCAGGTAATGTAAATCTGAAAGAAGGATTTAAATCTAAGTTACCTCCGTCTGCAATGTATTTAGCATTGATTAAAGGTGCTGGTTCTGTTGCAGAAGGTGCATCTGTAAATCTTGGATCTATAGATTCCTTGAACTTCTGTAAAGAAGGAGCATTTATTAATGCAAGACATTTTTGTCTATTCTTAGCAAGTAATGCTAATTGAGATTTAGAATTTGTCTTGATCTGTCCGTCAAATGTGTCTACCACATATCTGAAGGTGATGATATTTCTGTCAGCTAAAGTTCTAGAAATGTTAGTTTCAGAAAGAACGTTTAGGATTTCATCTATTCTATCATCAGATCCATTAGGCTTATGTGAAGCTTTAATCTGGAATCCTGGAAGATATGTAAATTTGTAATTATCTATGAAAGAGTGAATTGCTTTGAACTTATTAACTCTTGTTCCTCCATAAACTTTAATAGGTCTATCAGTTTTTACATAGATCGTGTAGTTACCAGGTGATCCTGGAACTGCTACCTTTTTAGATTCTATGATTCTTGTAAGTCTATTAATATCAGTATCGAATAAGTCTGTTTCTGTTGAAACTAGAAGATCTCCAACTTTCAATCCTGATGCTGCAACGTTAGCAACTGTCATTTCTACCTGATTTGATGAAATGATTGAGGTTACATCTACATATTGATTTAAATTTCCTGCGATTGATACCACGTTAACCTGGTCTGAATCTACAGTGTCTCCTGAACCTGTTGCACTTGTTTTATAACTTGTTCCTAAAGCAACTGCAATTTCTTCTGTAGTAAAATCTGTATCAGCATATGTTTTCATTGCTACAGTTTTAAAACCGTCTCTATCTACAGAATTTTCAAATTTAACATACTGTTTTGTAGATCCGTCATATGTTTTGTAGATCACATCATCATCGCTAATTAATCCATTTTTGTGATCCAAATACATTTGAGATTCTTCGTAACCAAAATAGTTGTAATTTCCAACTGTTGGTGAAATAACAACCGGACTTCCAAGTGATCCTGGGCTAGTTTCTACCGGATCGAATCTATCAAAGAAATCCGCTTTACAGAATTGGTAATGTCCATTTCCTATGTTTGTTCCGGCGTAAGGAGAAACTAAAGGAGATGCAGCTTTGAAAAGAGGATGAGACCACTTAATTCTAATTTGAACGTTTCCTGGGGAAACTGTTACCTCTTTAACTTCCTCTATTTTTAATTTAACAACATCATCGTTATCGAAGAATTTTCTAGCTTCTACATTTCCTGTTAGATTAGAAGTAACTTTACCGATAATAAATTTAGCACCTGGTGAAGTTACTGTAACAGCTAAGAAATTTTTAAGATCAGTTTTTCTGCTTGCTGCATCAACTCCTGAGAAATTTGTTTGTAGATAAGGAAGTCCATTATCTAGATTGCTAGAACTATATGTAGCAAAATCTGAAGATAATATACCGTCCATGCTAGGAGATCCATATGCATCTACGAATCTTGTTCCAACCTCGATTAATTGAGAGAATGGAGTGCTATCGTCTTGTACTGTTGTGCTATTTTGTGAGTAGGTAAAATCAGCAGTTAAAGGAGAGCTATAACTTAAGAAATCAAGTTCTGAAGCTCCTCCCGTTCCATCTACTAAAGTTGATGTTAGATGATGTCCTACTAAATCGATGTAAGAGTAATCCCCAGATGCTAGATCGTCTAATCCTTCCTCGTTAACTGCACAAAGAATTCCTGTTTGACCTACCTGGTTATTGATGATCGTTTTAATGTATTGGTTAGCACCGTTTTGATCAACAAAATCAGGAATTAAACATCCAGAAGCTGAAAGAACAATGTTTACCTCTTTAAGAGATAGGAAATTGTCTATTTGACTCTTGATAAATCCTTTAGATGTAAAGTAAGATGAATAAATAGGATCTAAAGAAAGTTCTGTGTATTTTGTCCAGTTTCCGCTAATTACAAACACATCAACAAAATAATCTGAAAGATAATCCTGAGGATGCATAAAATTAGGAACGTTATTAGCTCCATAATACTCTTGAGCTGTTACGTCGTATCCTTTAATAGGTAATTTAGAATCAAGAGATTTCTTGATAATTAAGCTTACCTGATTTTGACTTAGGTTAACAATGCTGAATAATTTTGATTGCTCCGTTGTATGAACTGTGGCAAGAAGCATAGAAGGATCTGGGAACCAAAACTTTTCTTTGTTATAATAAGAAGAAACCAGTTTGTCCTGATTAGTTAGATTGGCATTGATCTTCGCATATTCTTCAGTGGAGTTTCCACCATTCGTTTCATTAGTGTCGATAGAAAAAGCTCTATATCTAGCTACATCTGCACCGTTAGCAACATCAGGCTCATTATCCTCCGTTACCGAATTGTTTAATTTTAACAGGTTTAATGCGAAAACAGGTCCACTGTTTAAGCAAGTAAATATTGAGCGGTGGAAAAATGATCCTTTTTTCTCTAAAGCTCTGTCTATATCTCCGAAAACCTTAAGAGCTGTTTGAACATCAGGAACATAAACAGGGGTATTGAAAGGCCCTTTAGTTGAAAATCCAACGACCAATCTAACGGTCTGAGGATTTACTACAATGTTTTCTGAGGCATCAAATTCTAAGGTATAGACACCAGAACTTTTAAAAACGGATAGATCCAGAGTTAACTTCTTTGCCATTTTGTATTTTTTACTTGTATATATCTTTTCGAGGTGGGAACTCCGGGAGTCCTACTCTTAATCTATATATCAAATAATTCTTTAAAAGAAGTCCTTGAAAACATTATAGGTTTCCATTTCTCTTGAACTTGGATCCCCTGTTAACCCTCCAGCTCCTATTTCAGAGAGCTTTTTATTTATGGCAACCTTGTATTTATCCGGGAGAGAGTCAAACACCTCCATAACCAGATAACTAAAATCTTGATACTCAAAAACTGAATTAGAGTTAACTAGAGTCATTGCAATGTCATCTTTTCCTATCTGGCTTTGGTATATTCCCTTGCTAGTTTCACCAAAATTGCTAAGTTCTAGGATGGTTGGAATATGAGTTGGAATAATTTTAGAGTTTCTTGTATTAATTTTTAAATCTTCGCAATATTTTTCTTTTGTTTTTGGAGTAACCTTAACACCATACTTCATTTGCTTAGAACTTTCTGTGTGTCTAGTGAAAACAAACATCTCAGAAAACATCTTTTCTCCACTTAAAAGCTTTTCTATCAGATATTCTCCCCTGTAATCAACCTCAATTACTAACTTAATCTGCTCTGGATTGAAAACTTCGGTAGTCAGAATCTCTAAAAATAATTTAAGCTCCTCTATTTGAATTAAATTGGATCTAAATATTCCCACTTGTAAAAGACAAAAGAAATCTGACTCATCCTCAAAAAATTTCTTTTCTTCTATCATAGGCATAGGCAAAGGAGAAACTTTAAGTATATTGATAACGCTAAAATCTCCTCCTCCCCCTCCTGCTGTATCTACTGAAATAACAAACTTTTTATTTTCCCCGTCCTCCCAAAGATTCGTTGGGTCAAAATTTGGGTGCCACACTAAATCCTTGTAATCCACGATAGAGTTTTGAAACGGCAAAAGTTCTTTATGAACAAAATTAACTTCTGTCTTTTTCAATTTCTTTAGCGTATAGGAATCCAGAAGGAGCTTAGAAGAACTGAGAAACTGATTGCCATATTCCTGATTAAAATCTTCTTCCGAACCAAGATTTGCAATTTCTTTTCTTTTCCATTCATCATCCCTTCCTGGTACTTGCCACCAGTCAACTCTAATCGGATTAAATTCGTTTTCCCCCTCGATAGCAGATTTATAGATTTCATAAAATTTATTCATCCCATTTGGGGTGGATGTAATAATAATACGAGAAATCTTCGAAGACGAGATGGTTGGATATACTGACTTGAAGAATTGTCCAATGAAGTTTGGATTAATATGGGCAAACTCATCCATGTATAAAAAATGGACTGTAAAACCGATAGAGGATTGTTTAGTCGTTGTTTTTGCCATGATCCTACAACCATTATCAAATTTCATGGTCATCACGTTATAAACTAAAACTCCTGGCTTTAGAAAGAAGGGTAAGCCCTTCATGATAATTTTAATCTTATCCATTAATTCTGTTGCAGTATCACCAATATTTGCAAGAATCATAGCATTCTTGTCGAAATTGAACAGAAGATACCACAGAAGAAAAATAGACGATGTGACAGTTTTACCGCTTTGTCGAGGACTCAAAAATATATTAAATCGATGCTGTTGATACTGGCTTAGGATTTGTTCTTGGTAGTCTCTTAATTTAATTTTTCTGATCCCCTCATCGGTCATCGCATTACAATAAGTGTTAGCAAAATAAATGACATCAGAAGCGCATTTTTTTAATTCTTCCACTTCGTGCTCGGTGTATTCAAATAGAATTCCCCCTCTTCTCAATTCAGGATCATTCTCATGAAATGGATTATCAACATCTTTGAAATCTACCCCCTTTTCATCAGCGTCATTTATTATTTTCATGACCCTTTCAGTCGTCCAATAATTACTTTGTTGTTTTTCCTCAGCTGCCATACTTAAAATAAGTCTTCGTCAAGTTCTATTTTGGCCTCGTCCTCTATTTGCTGTTTCAGTTCGCTCTCCGGAGTTATCAGATCTTTTGCCTTAGGATCGATCAGATTTTTTTCTACCTCATCAATTACCTGAGCTTTTTTGACAATAACCTCGGTTTTGATCACATTTTGTAATCCTTCCATCAGAGTTTTATTACCTCTTACTTTAACAGAACCTCCTTCCCCATTTATACCCGGGATCGTAACAGGATTTCCATCATCCCCTATCATTACAGACTGCTTGACGTTGTCAGAAGCTTTAGCCTCTGTGTTTAAGGATTTATATGTTTTTTCCATATCTGCTAGATATGACTGAAGTTTTAATGGCATTTGCATTAATTGATTCTGCATTTGCGCCAAAACCTCGAAATTTCTAGCCTGATATTGTCCTCCAGCATCTATTTCATCCAGCATTTTAGTTACTGCGTGCTGAGCGGTTCTAATTTGAAAAGCCATGGTGGATATACTCAAAGCATCTATTTTAGCCCTATAATGTACATAGTCTCCCTCCTCAATGATATCGGAATCCATGTAAAATTTAATCAGAGATGTTAATATGCTTTTTGCTTCGGTTTCAACTTCTGTCTTCAGAGAATCAAAATTCATCATTCTCATCGGTTTCATGGGAGGAATATCAGGTGCTCCTAATCCATCAAGCATTTCATCATTGAAGATCAAATCTTCAAGTTCTTGCTTTTTCTTAAGGGCATCTTCCTTAGTAAGTTTTACCCCAGCTTTATTTTTGGGTGGTCTTCTTGGCATAAATTATCTATTTTTAGCTATCTTCGGAAGTTTTAAAATAGGTTTAGCATTATCTATAATAATTGCTAACTGTGAATCCCCTACTACATTTTGGTTCAAAATCGAAGACTGCTTTTCTTTCTCAATCATATTTTGGAAGATCCTTAAATTGGTTAGATATAACGGACTTCCTAATATTTTATATGAATTATTATCAGTTTGGAAAGTTTCTACCTGATTGCTGGTTTCAACATCAGATGGTATTGAGTACGTGTACTTAGTAGTGGTTATTCCTTCCTTTAGATGAACTAATCCAAGATCTGAAGTTTGAGCTGCTGTGTTTTCTGGATCGTACAGCATTTGCCAAACATTGACTGAATATTGCTTAAATAAATTGGAAAAATTAAACACAAATCCATACCAATCATCTAATGTAGGGATAAACTGACCTATGCTAGAGGTTGTTCCTGCCCCAAATGGTGATAATATTTCTAAATCGTTTATTAAAATTCTAAAAGATCCTGTTTGAATGTATTCCGTTCCCGTGGAGGTTGCATTCGATCCGGACCAAATCATTTGAATGTGTATTCCCTGGTTATCTTTTCTACCATACACTAAAGTTCTTGCTTGGGCTTTTTGCATTTTCCATGTACTGATTGAACCTGGAGCATCAGCACCTAGATCTTTAACTGTAAATTTATAAGCATCAGGAATTGCAAGAATTTTAAATCCTCCAGATCTTGTTCCGTCTGCTAAAACTGAAACATATCCCTCTGGATTAGTTCCCATAGAAAGCTTATGAGCAATCGGATAGGTTGAATATGTTATTCTACCGTCTGATATAGTATATGAGGTTATTGCAATTTTAGGTGCAGCCTTGCTAACCAACTTAGTTCGATCAACATAATTCCTATTCTTAAACCAGCAAGTAAACGACATCTCATCATTTTCTCCTAAAATAGGTAGGGATTTATATCTAACTGCTTGTCTTTGCTCGTCTGTTTTAGATGTGGAAGTCGGATCATCATACAAAAATCTTTCCAGATCATAATAACTATTAAAGACGATTGTCCAGTTATTATTTAAATCGTATTCTATAATTGGAACGTATTGATCTATGTAAGATCTAGTAGGGTCTTCAGTTCTTCTCTGCGACGAAACGAAAAATTGTTGTGGTTTAGTAACCTTTTCTATTTCTTCTTGTGTATCTTCACCAAATAAATCTTTCGTGTTTACCGTATAATCTAATAGTTCTTTCTCCGCTACTTTATTAATGAATTGGGTATTTTGTTTTACCTCGTATTTCATTAATTGACATTTAAAGTAGACTGGATAAAGATTAAAATCCCTATGAAGATAGGTAGATTCTATTTGATAAATTCTATTTGTTAGAGGAAAAAAGATAATATCTCTCTTTCTAGGTTGAGCCCCCTTTCCAAAAATCCCTTCAAAATATTTTCTATCGATATGAATTTCTATAGGGGTCTCAAATTGGATACCGAAAGAATCATAGACCGGTTTATTATCCTTAAAATCGTTCCCAGGAACCATTACTTTGATACACTTTTCGTCAACTACATCGAAAAGGCTATATTCTTTTAAAACAATATCCTTACCTCTTCCATTAGGCTG